TTTTTTTGTAAAAAAAGGATTTTAAACACTTGGACCCAACAGAGTATCTCATATTGGAAGATGTCACCAAGATGATTCCAACACAAAAATGTCAAAATATATTATTTGTTATGGGGCTATTAAAATTTACATCATACTGACCGGGAGCACGCAATATATACAGATCAGCAGAAGTAGGAGAACTAGGTAAAGTTCCAGCGACACCAATAGCTACTATGGGAGAGGACCCTATGGCTTTTGTGTTTCCTTGGGAAACACCAGTATGAACACCATAGGCCCAAGTAAATCTAGCAGAACTAACACTATTGGCAGGACACTGAAATCCATCCGACGCCGGAGTTGGCGGAGTAGTAGTATTATTTGCACCAAAAGTGAACGTATGAGCCGTAGTATTTTGAATATAAATAATCCCAGGCGCTGTTATAGAAGCAGCAGTTCCTGTTATTGAATAATACAAAAAATACAACGCAGTATCACCTATTGGCCAAGATATTGTACTACTAGTAAGAACCGTACCCAATGTAGAACCATTGGTAGATATGAAATTTGTTCCAAACGGGAGAATGTTGGTTACACCAGTCAGCTGATAATGGTCAGCCTGAAGGGGTTGAACACCAACTTTAGGTTTGAACAATTCAACTTCATATGACGCCCACAGCTCACCTATAACACCAGAACTAGCTTGCATTCCTTGAACAGCAACCTGAAAGGTTCCAAGATCATAGAGCCTCTGGTCACCTTGAAATGCACCATTCCTAACATACAAATGAGTATCGAAGTCCAATGACCTCTTACACTCAATAGGATGAATAAATGACAAACTAGGTTTAGATGAGCATGCAAATTCATAATTCTCCATTGTTCGTTTATCAACGAACAAACTATCTAAGGTATTATACTGAGTTGCCATAATAACAGAACCAAGAGCAGTTGTAGTGTTACTAGATAAGATCACATCTGATGACATGGTTTTAAACTCAAATATCAAACCCCTAAACACATATTCCTCAAAGTTGGAAGCTACACTAGCCAACCATGGGAACGTAGACACAAGACCAGGATTAAGATCAAACGGAAGGCTAACAAAATTAGTACTTGCCGTAATATCTGTAATATACTCCCTGTGACGCATAATTATACCCCCTTTATTGACACTATTTACAATTTGAGGTGGACTCATTCCACCACTCATCAAGGAGTTGTTCGATACTTGATAGTCTCCAAATCCAGTGATCATCTTGAAGACTTTCTGTAATCCACCCCCCACTAAGGCCCCAAGCTGTGCTCCAAAGTTGCCGTTCCCGCTCTTCTTTTGAGAGCGTTTTCGGGCAGCCACAGGACGCGCAGCGAGAACAGGAGCAGGCTGTTGGATCACCACAGTTTTGACACGGTTCTTCTTTTTTGTTTTCTTTTTCTTTGTGGGCATTTGGACTATAACTCAATTTAAGAATTTCAATCCAATCAATTTCACCTGATGATAATCTTGGAAACGCGTCACCCATATTTATTAGGCTGGTACCATTTAATTCAGAAACCTGAAGGCGATAAAAAAAACAAAACGCTTTCTACTTTGGTATGCAATCTAGCCATCTCCACTTCCGACAAACGAGCAGCCAGAATAGTAGACACAAAAGGGGTAATAACAATCTTTCTAAGGTAATCAGAAAGAATTGCATCAACCCTTTCAAAATCATCTTTCCATGGGAATAGGCAAATACGCAAACCAATCAAATGGGCAACACATGTTTCTTCAAAACTAAGAGATCCGCTGTAATTTATCCAACCCAAACTAGATCGAAGTTTGGGAAGATTACCAGCGGCTATAACAAAATCACCGAATCCACGAACATATCTCTCCTTAAGGTGGTGGCTAAGATAAACCACCTCAAAAGGGCTCTTCCTAGTCCAATCTATAACTTCAACTATAAATCCATAAGGATTCAAAGCTAAACAAACAGATCTAAAATCACACATCATGGGCAAATTAACAACATGATCATCACCATTAACCCAAAGATCAAGTTGGTCAAGTGGTCTATCAGGATACTCCATACGAAAACCAATTAGGAGGCAAATCCACGACATTAAGGAATTGTCATGGGCTGTGCCCTCCCAACCCGACTTATTATGGTAAATACGCCAAAGACCTCCAAGACCAGCAGCAACACCACAATATACCCAATCATACAATATGTCAAGGGCATCATGGTATTGAGTTGGTATAAATGTTTTCTTAAGATCACGGATCATACGAGCTATCCGCAAAGAAAACCTCTGATCACAGCCCGAAACATCACCATCAAACCAATTAGAGCATTTACTTAGGAACCTAACATACTGAGGTCCCGGGATCTGTAAACCAATTGTGATGGGATGCTGACCTAATGTGTCCATCAAAACATTATGAAATTTATTCATTAACATTTTTGACACTATTAAATGATGCATATCAGACGCCATAAAAACACGCGTCTTATTTTGCTTAACCTTCTCAGCCAATCTGAGTTCTGACTTTTCAGTCAGAGAGAAACAAC